TATTCTTTTCCTACTCCTACTCCTATACTAAATTTATATGGAATAAAACCGTACTGGCCACTATTTATTGTGTGGTCGTTACGGTCTTCTGGCTCGTATTTATCTTCTTTCCAACTATAGATTTCCATTTCTCTTATATGATGTGGGTTGTGGTCAAGTACATAATAGTATGGGTCTTGGCCATCATCATGGTTTAACCATCCTAACATCAGATGGATACGATCTATTATGGTCATCTTCTTCCATGCATTATTAAATCTATACACAGACGCCTTTGGGTTTCTGCGCCTAAACTTGTTAATTTCGGTCATTGTGGCCTGGTCTGCTGAATCTATAAAGTTATCAGGACTAAACCCCCACTTAGTTCTATTTCTTTCCAGGAACTCATAAAATAAAGGCGCTATATCACTAGGCGCCAGTGGCTGCGTTAACTTTGCGTTGTTATATACCTCTTCTTCAAGGTATATCAACACACCTGAATCGGTAATTCCTTGAAAACTCATAGCAAATGTATCAGGGCTTTCGCTTGAATATGCTGTATCTAATGCGCCTGTAAAATATACCAATTTCCACTGCTTTATTTTATGCTCTTTACAGTACTTTTCATCTAACCTATTTCTAAGCCACCTCTCTGATTTTACATGAACTTGTCTGTCAAAGTTAGGGAATACCAGCCCTGTCGCTCTACCCCTCAGACCCAGTATCTTGTTCTTATACAGCTTGGTCCCTTTAGGTACTGACCTTTTTTTCTTCTCTATCTCCTCGGGGGATAAACTAAGATTATCATTAAAAGTAAAAAACCAATATCGCCACTTAGGTGTCGGCTCTACTTTTTCTAGATCTTCCATAATTTCAAGTGGGACATCTGCCTTATATTTCTTATACGGCCTGGATCTATTTATGAATTCATCATACACAGGCAAACTTGGATCATCAGGATTTAATGTCCCCATCATGTATTCATTTCTTGATGAAACCTCACGTAAAAACTCTATATCTGCGGTGTTGATCTCATCTATATATACACAACCATACTGACCCCCTAGGGCCATTTTCCACTTCTCTTTATTGTCATAACCTAGGATATAAATTATCTTACCCTCAAACTTAATATGCGGGATTTTGTCAGACTTGTCCCCATTGCCATAGTATTCAGCATTAGAATGGATATCTAAAATCCCATAATCTGGGTTTAGTATGTTCTTTTCAGCTACTCCGGTAGTTTTAGCTGCTATGATGTGAAGTTTCTTATTTGATCTAGACACCATACGCATAAATTTTACACCTGCGCCAACTGTAGTTTTACCAGAAGCGGTTGTTCCCTCTAAAATATCAACATCAACACCGGTAACAGTGTTGCAAAAATCTATATATTTAGGTGATAGCGGCATTGTATCTTTATTCATCTAGTCCCTCACCACCTAACTGGCTTATCACGTCATCAAATTTCTTATTTTCAGTGTTCACATCAATTCTGTTGACATCACACCACATTTTTGGCTTTCGATTCTTCAACCAAAAAATCATAGCTGTAACATTTCCCGATAAAGCTGATTTATATAGGGCGTTTTCTACTTGCTGGTCTGTAACTTCCTTACCAAGCATTATCGCATTATTTAATTTATCTGACTTTTTCCGCCATTCATAAAGTGTTTTTCTGTTTATGCCCAGCTTTTTCGCCACATCATCATCAGTTAAATGTTCATCCCTGTAGAGGTAGCAAACATATGCTAACCATTCGGGCTGAACTATATCATCAAATTTCGGCTTTTTATTAAATGGTCTTTGCACTGGATCACCCTCTTTCACCAATTATTTTTATTTCTCTTGCAAAAACGTCACGTTTATGATATATTAATATATAATACTGTTAAAAGAAGAGGTGATTATTAAGTGAAATGCATTTCTTTAAGGCCTGACTGGGCCGATCTTGTTGCCTCAGGCGACAAAAAAACTGAATTTAGATCGTGGTCAACCACGCATAGAGGCGACCTCTTAATTCATGCAAATAAAAATTTGCCAAAAGCTGCAAAAGGCCTGCTAGTTAGAGGTTACTGTATAGCTGTTGTCAACCTTTATGACGTTAAAAAAAATAAAAACGGTTATTCGTGGAAATTGAACAACTTGCGCTACATCAAGCCTATCAAAATTAACGGCCAACAAAGATTATTTAATGTTGGCGACCACTTAATTCAATATCTAGATATAAAAGACTATGAGTCATTACTAGAATACTGGCATGACTTGGGTCTAATAAATCTAGATCTATCTAAAGAGTGCTAAGGCGCTCTTTTTTAATTCAAGCGTTCTAAGTATTTACTGTCTACAAATTCTTCATATTCAGGAACACCCATTTTATTCATCAATTCTTTTTTCTCACCGGAAGACGCACAAACAACTATAAAATAATAGCTTGCAGAGTTTTGCTCTTTCTGTTCTTTCGTCATCTCCTGCCTGTGGTCTCTGACTTTTTGGATCTCTTCTTTCGACTTTTCAACTTCTTCACTATCACTTAGAAAATCTACTATATCGGGGTTATCGCCAAACATGATATCTATATCGGATTCGGAAAACCCAAAGTCGGATACATTAGCCCCCAGGTCAATCATGTTAGTTAGCCCTGCCACATCAAATTCACCCATCATTGACGTATTATTCATCTGTACGTTAAGGGCCATTTCATCCTCTTTGCTGAGATAAACCACTGATACATTAAGTTCATAGTCATTATCAGGGTATTTCTCTAGTTCATCCATAACACCAATTCTCTGGTGGCCTGAAATCAATGTCATGTCAGACCCATTGACCAGTAGCGGGGTCACCAGTCCAAACTTCTTTAACCCCTTTTTTAACCTATTGCGGGTCTCTTTGTCTATCTGTCTAGGATTGTAGTCAGCTAAGTTTATTTCACTTCGCTTAACTACCCGTATTTCGTAACTTTCTGTTTTACTCATATAATCAACTCCTTCTTAATTGATGCCTCAATTAAAGGAAAATCTCTTTTGATTTTTTCAAAGTCATCTGGGAAACATTCCTTTATTTTGATCATATCCTCACCCATTAATGACCTAAAAGAAAAGCCTAAAGTTTTATTCTCTAGACTCAATGGCAATTTATTTATTTTTAAATAACTCATGATATTTGACTTATTCCATTGTGCAACTGGATATATACGCCCTCTCTTGCTGTCTATGGTTCCACTATTTTTTATCATTGCTCGTCTTACGATACTATCTGATATTCTTTCACCTGCACATATCCAATATACACCGGTCTCATTTCTCATGTAGTTATATAGATCTACTGTTTTAATTATCGGGACATCTAAATCTGGCATTCTAAAACTGCCGTATCGTAAGAAGTCTGATAACATAAAGTGTGGTACTCTAAGCATTTCAACGTCATACTTATTTTCGTAGTATCTTATTGTTTTTTCCTGAAACTCTAAGCCCTTCACTAGGTACATGAAATACGGCACCACATTTTTAAAATACTTCATACACAAATCTAAGGTGACAACAGAGTCCTTGCCACCACTAAAGCCAACAAGGACACTATCTGTTATCTTTGAAGCAGTTTCAAGAGTGTAATATAAATTATTTCTCCCCATGTCGCACCTTCTTTTTATCGTTAAGAGGTCTATTTACTTTCCTGTGAGATTTCTTATTTTTAACTCTTGAATTCATGTTTTAACCCCCTGCTCCGCCTGTTGATTTATTTCTAAAAATATTTCGCGCTGCGTTTCTTCTGTTAGCTACCTGTCCTCTACTTCTACGTGACCCAGGTGTTCTATTTACTCTCTGCGCAATTGAATTCCCTCTAGCCATTGATCTCACCCCCTTTCTTTTTAGGTGTGTATTTTGTTACTTTTTATCACAGAAAAAAGACACCCAGATGGATGTCCTTTTAAAATATATAAGTCAAGGAGGTTCTCGTAACTTCCTAATTTAATGGTGGAAGTAAAAGGCTTTTGCCCTAGAGATTATATGAAGCTACTTACTGGCTTTCCTTTATACTTCCACATTAACATAATATCACATGTTACGGGGACATTTGGGGACATCTTTACATAAATTGCTTGAATTCTTCTAACGCCCATCCGTGCTTTCTCTTAACCTGCCTATAGCTGTAGTTTAATTCGCACGCTACCTCAACTAGATTCTTACCCTTAAGATATTTCATATCTAAAATCCTGATATGGTCCGGGTTAGTCATCCGGTCTAGCTTAGCTATTATATCTCGTTTTAAGTCAATCAGTTCATCAATTAGGTTGTCCATATCCTTTTCAAACTCACATATCTTATTAATTATGTTGGGTAGGCTATCTTCACAAGGTGAGGTTTGGACTCTCTCAAACATTACCGCAGTACACGACTGGGCCCTTGCTCTCTCCTCTAGTATCTGGTCTTTCTTTAAATTTATCTTGGTCTCTAATATCTGAATCTGTTCTAAGTATTTCTTAGGTGTCATGATCACTCCCCCTTAACTCTCTTAATTCTAGCCTTTAGACTGTCTAGTACATAATTTTGTACGTTTTCCTTACGTCTTAAGGCTTCCATAACATCCTCGTCTCTCGTATCCTGTGTTACCAGGTGATGTATTATAACCTTTTCTGTCTGGCCCTGTCTGTGAAGTCTCTTATTAGCCTGTGTATATAACTCATAATTCCAGTTAAGGCCAAACCACACTACATGATTACCGCCTTGCTGTAGGTTAAGCCCATAAGCTGAACTAGCTGGGTGGGTAAGTAATATATCTATCTTGCCATTATTCCAGTCTAGCTGGTCCTGTGGCCCCTCTAGCTTCTTAACCCTTAACTTAGTCTTGGCTAGTACTTCCTGAAGCCTTACAAGGTCATGCTGATAGTTATAAAACACTAATGCACTCTTGCCATTTAGCTGTTCTATAAGCTCCATGAAGGCGTCTATCTTACAGTCATGGATCTCGTGATAGTTGTGGTCCTCATCATAAATTGCCCCATTAGCTAGCTGTAATAATTTATTAGATAAAGCTGCTGCACTCGTGGCGTCTATATCTTCTGCATCAGGAACGGCCAATATCATATCACGCTCCATAGTTTTGTACTGCTTCTCTGCTTTAGGCGTTAATCTAACTGGGATAATATTATCAGTCACCGGTGGCAAATCCAGGTAGTCTTCTGCCTTCATAGAAATACAAATATCTGATATCTTATCTGTGATTAGCTTTTCTGTATTTTCTACAGGCTCGTAGGAATATCCCATGTAGTCAGACTTAAAATAATTGGCCCTAAACCCAAAAAAGCTTTTACCCAATCTCTGGCCACTATCCAGTAAGTATACCTGACTCCACAAGTCTAATAGTCCGTTAGGGCTTGGTGTACCAGTCAATCCTATAAGTCTTTTGATGTGTGGCTTAACCGATTTTAAGGCTTTAAATCTCTTTGCCTGATAGGATTTAAAACTGGAAAATTCATCACACACCACCATATCAAACGGCCAATTATTCTGATATAAATCCACTAGCCATACTACATTCTCACGGTTTATGATATACACATCTGCTGTGGTATTAAGGGCCTTTATTCTCTGCTTCTCTGTCCCCAGCACTGTAGACACTTTTAGGTGATTTAGCTCTGGCCATTTTTCAATCTCATTTTGCCAGGTAGCTTCTGCCACCTTCTTAGGTGCTATAACTAACACCTTATTTACTAAAAATCTATCGTATTTTAGTTTATCTATACTTGTAAGTGTTATAAGGGTCTTGCCTAATCCCATGTCAAGGAACAAGCCTATATTGTCATTTTCCAAAATCTTATCCACACAATGTGCTTGGTATGGATGTAATTTCAAACTCACTTGATCACCTCAATTCATCTGGTATTAAATCATACCTAGACCTCTTAATAAGGTCAACTAGTTTTTCAACTCCAGGTATGCCATAGACAACTACTGCCCTCTGATGTCGTCCCCTAATTTTACTTATCTGACTTCTCTGCGCCATAGTCAACTTACCCTTATCTGCTTTTATCTCGGCAAATATAATCACTCCTGACTCTAACACTAATATCCTATCTGGTACCCCAACATTTCCTGGAGATACGAATTTATAACATAACCCCCCTAGGTTTTTAATTTCTTTGACTAATCGTCTTTCAACATCTCTTTCTAACATCTCTGAATCTCCCTAAAAATTAGATGTAAACCATGTAA